ATGCAGGATGTCTTCAAGGCTGGACCGGCCAAGCCCCGGGCTGACCGTGAGAAAACCGCCGGTTGCGCTCGTGTTCACGGCTGCACCTCCAGGACCGCCACGGCCTTGGTGAAGCCCGCGTGCTCCCGCCAAGCCTCAGCCGTTGCGACGCGGTACTTGCCGCCACGATAGTGCACCAGGTCTGCCTGGATGGACCCGCCGCCGGCGGACAGCTCGGCAGGCGTGAAGATGAGAATGGATTCCTTGGTCCGGTCGCCTTCGGGCAGAAGCTCGCGTTCCTTTCCCGGCGCGGGCTGGATGTTCCCGTCGGCAGAGAGCAGGGCTGAAGAAGTCTCCGCCCTGCCTTTGGCGCTCACGGTTTCCGTGACGCGCTCGTAAACAAAGGCAGTCCCGCCCATGTCCGGGTCCATCAGGATATCGAGAAGATCCATGCCCATCATCTCACCACCAGGGCAGAATTGCCCTTCTTGCGAACCACATAAGTGTAGGCCTTGCGAAGCTGGCCCGTGTCGATCAGCGGATTGACCGCGCCGCGTTCGCGGCGGCTCTTGCCATAGGTGGCCACGGTCCGGCCGGACTTGCCCGTGCGCTCCCCGATCTTCTTACGGGCGTCCAGGGTAGAGTCCGCCAAAGGTGGCCACTCGTTGCTCACAAAACGAGCGCGGACAGCGTTCTGTCCGAGGATTCCGATCTTGTTCAGCGCCGTGTTTACGGCGGCCGCATTGCCTATCAATGCCTGCCTGGCAGCGTCCTTTAAGATCTCGACCGCATCCTTTTGGATGTCGCCGATGCCAGGCAAAAGAGAAGGGCGCGGGGGGAGCCCCCGCTCAGGAACGCCGAACTCATGCACGTAGGCCAGGAGCGCATTCGAAACTCCGGAGTCTCCGGCCGCCTCGCGGGAAGTCTTGTCTTCGGGGACGCCGATAAAGACGTCCTGGGAAGTCAAGGCCGCGAGCGCCTGCCGGACGGCAGACAGGTCCATGCTGACCTGCCTGACACTGAGCTCCGGATTCATACGACCATTCCCCCAGCGCCTACGAGCTGCGCCATTTGCCAATACTGCTTCCCGTAGATGGTATCGTTCCAGTGACCCGCCCCGATGTTGCCAGTGGCCGCAGCCCCGGCCCGGGACTCGCTCTTGGACACGCCACCCACGGATTTGCTGACCGAGACAACAGGGCCGGCGGCCGCGTCCATGCCGCCGGTCCCGTCCTGTGATTTTATCGCCGCCCGCTCCAGGGTCAGGTGATGAGCCGCATGCAGACAGCACCCGTCAGCCCACCAGTCCCCCCAGCGCTCCGCAGAAAGCTGCTTCTCAGCCAAGGCCAAGGCGAACAGCACGCGGCCGTCTGGGAACAGCTCCACGGTGAACTGGGGAAACGACTCTCTGAATTCCTGTACGGTCGGCACGGTTAATTCTCCTCGGGTTCGGTCTTGGCTTCGGCGTCAGGGTCGACGTCACCGGAGGGCGCGTCGGGGCCTTTGTCCTTGTCGCCATCCGGATCCTGGTCGCCTTCCTCGGCCTGATCCGCTTCAAGGATCATGGCGACCAGCGCGTCTTTTTTCGGGGAGCCCTGCACCTCGATGCCCATTTCGGCAGCCATATTCTTCAGGCTGGAAACGGTCATCGCACGCAGCTTGTCTTCCGAAAGCCCGGTTTCATCGGCATCATCCGGAAGGACCGCAGCGCGGCCCTCCCGAATGCATCCCTGGACAAACCAGTTCCCAAGCTCTTCTTCAGAGAGTTCATGCACACCGGGCGTAAACACCCGCAGCTTCTTCCCCGAGGCAAAGCGAACCGAGAACGTGGACGAAACAGAGATCTTTTTCATGGTTTAATCCCCGTCCTGGTAGGCCAAGGTTTCAGGGTAGACGAATTCCACATGGCCGATCTTGCCGAAGTAGACGGTCAGCTGGCTGATGCCGCGATGCTCAAGCGGGGTCTTCTGCAGGGGCACCAGGGGGAAGCGGACGTATTCGGGGCGGCGGCTGTAGACCACGGTGCGATCTTTGCCAGCAGCGCCTCGGCCGGTCAGCCACTTGACGGGATGGATTTCCAGAGGCCGCCCATTCTGGGTGTTGGAAATGCACTGCTCCGCAATGTACCGCAGAAGGCTCTGGTTCCCCGCATCGGTCACAGGCTGAAGGAGCCTGGTGAACTTGCGCGGCGAAAGCCGAAGCTGGTCCGGGACGACCGCGTACCCGCTGCGCTCCCATGCCGTATTGATCAGGTCGTTGATGTCATCCAGGATCATCTTGGAAGTGGTCGTGGGCGCGCTCCAGTCCAGGGTAGAGTTTTCAGCATAGACCGCAGGGTTGGTGCACAGGCCCACGGCACCGACCTGGTCGTCACCGATGTAGATCTGTTCATCCACGTCCATGTTGTACTTGATCTTCATACCCTCGTACTTCTGGGTATCGAGAGGGCGGCCGACCTTCTGAGCTGCTTCCAGCTCCACCAGGCTCCACCCGAGCTCCATGGCCCACAGGTGCAGAGGAGAGGGCGTCTTGCCGATGTCGACCGCGATGCCGGGAATGGCCGTGGTCTTCTGGCCAACCCAGTTCTTGCCGTTCGGGGAAATACCACCGGCGGCCGCGAATGTGGTCACGGTGAAGGAAGAGGATTCATCAGCCATGGTCACGTCTTCGCGCAAATCGATGTCGCGGGGCCACGTGACCGAATGCAGGGGGAGGTGCAGCGTTTGGTCGAGGCGCTCAAGCTCTCCGACCAGGAAGGCCCCGGCTGCATCTACAGTGCGTCTGTCATAGGTAAACATTTTCGCTCCTTAGATGTTGAAGGCGATTTCGACATTGCCCGAAGCATCGGGCGCGCCCATGAAGATGCACCCGGGCACGGCCACGCCCTGGGACATGGCGATATCCCCGACGACGAAACTTCCCGTAGCCGTAAACACGACCTTGACGGGCGCGCCCTTGACCGGCGTCGAAGTCTCGGCAGCGGACATCTTCACCGACATGTAGCCGGAGCGCATCACGTCTCCGATCTGTCCGGCCTCGATGCCGCCGCCACCCAGGGCGTTGTCGGCAAGCGCACGGGCCTGGAAAGGGAACGGGCGGGCCAAGAAGCCGTAAACGCCATTGGCCTCGACAGTGGCCGCCACGATCTTTCCGGACGCGTCCAGCTGAACAGGGCCGCCGAAAGCAATAGCGGAAGCGGCCACAGTCGGCTCGACCTGAGCGTCCGCCTGGCGCGAGATGTTGCCGGGGAATCCGGCGGGCATACGTTCAGTAAATACAGGCATGTGGCCTCCTATTTCCCGGACAGGGAGTCGCGGAATTTGCGGTTGAGGGCGTTGATGTCCGCCGGGGTGACGGCCTTTTTCGCGTCCGCCGTCTTGCGCTTACCGGCAAGGGCTTCCGCCGTTCGGTCGTTATTGCGGGCGGCGACCACCTCGGACGCGGCCATGAACGCGGCGTCCAGGGTCAGACAGTCAGCCTTTCCGATGGCGGTTCCTCGCAGGCACCCGTCCACGACCCTGGCGACAGCTTCGTCCTTCATGGCGCTGCGCAAGGACATGCGCTTGACCGTGCAGGCCGAATCGCTTGTGTTGAAGCGCAGGCCCGGAGCCAGGAGACCAGCGCGGCGCACAATGGCGGCGTCTGCGGTCTTGCGCTTCACGGCGCTGTCTTTGGCCTTGGCCGGGTCGTCTTCATCGGCGGCCGGATCTTCGTCCTCGGCTTCTTCATCACCCTGGGGGTCTTCGTCCTCGCCAGACTCGGGATCTTCATCCTCGTTCTTGGGCGGGATACGCTCCACCAGAGTGCGCAGCAGAACCAGGATTTCGTCCAGCTTCTCATCGCTGTCCGTGGCGGTCTGCTGTTGCTCTTCGGGGGCCCCCTCTTCGTCCTTGGCCACTTCTTCGGCTGCTTCATCGAGAGCGGCCTTTACCTTGGGATTCTTGAACAGGCGGTCCAGGAAGCCCGACTTCGTTTTTTCCGGCATGTGAGACTCCTTGTCTTGGATTGCGCAGCGGCTGCCGCACCGTCCGTGCGGCACCAATGCGATATGATTGCCAACAATGGCGAACTGCCGCCCGACGCCCGGCTCCATTTCTTCGTATTCGGCGTCATAGCCACACGACACTTCCCGCAAGGGCTTGTCTTCGGGCTTCCCGCCTATCTTGGGCGCGATCAGGGAAATAGCCTCCTGGGCCGTGATCAGCAGATCCGCGAGCAGCAGATCCGAGGCCTTTCCCTCCCCACGCCGGACATTCTGAGCATGGCCACAGGTCAGCTCTTTCCAGTTGTCGGGAGTCACAAAGTCTTCGGGGTGGCCGACGGTCACGGGCTTGCCCTCGAACGACGCTACGGTCTCGGGGGCAAAGACGTCTTCGGGCTGCCGATACACCAGCACCGTTTCTTCGGTCGCATGCGCGGCAATATCTTCCGGGAGCTCTTCAGGCAGGTAGTGCATGACCCCAGTCCGGGCGATGGGCACGTCCAGGCACAGAAGATAGCCTTCTGGCGTGATCCGGATATTCTCGGAAAGGGCGCTGGTAGTATGGTAACGCATGAGGCCAACGCTATGCGCGCCGGCCCCTTGGAGTCAGTCGGAATGAATTCAGCGTGAGGAAGGTGGGATTGTAAGAACGAGCGAGCCTAGCAGGACGCTCTGTAAACGGCCCGTAAACGGGCTAGAATCGATCGGATGGGAAAAACCGGGGCGTTGTTCGGTTTTGATGCTTGAACGCCTCTCAGGGCAAATATGGACGTTTTCACGCCGTGGCCTCCACGGCAGGTTCGCACTGGTCTAATTTCACCGCTCCGGACGCCCACGTGTGCTCCCCGTCAACGTCGCCGATCAGGAACTCGGTTTCATAGGCGCGGCCGCCAAGCAGGTCGATTACCCGGCCCGTCGTACCGATCGGAAGCCGATGAACGACCGAATGGTCAAAAACGTCTTCGACGTCCAGCGGCGTGACCAGACGGATAGTGCCCCCTTCGCGGATCATGTCGCACTCCTCTTCTTCGGAATGTAGCAGCTTGTCAGGCGCGGGACGGTCGAAATGTTCCGGCCCGATTTGTCCCTGTCGTAAATCCAGGCGCTGAGCACGTCAACGGTCGTTCCGTTTGGACCCGTAACCGGCGTCAGTATTTCGAAGCGCTCCCCATGCTCATCGGCCTTCCCTCGCTTGGCCGGGAGGTGAGGGGCCAAGGACATGATCTGGCTCTCGATCAGATCCGCATGGCTCGGATCAGCCCCGAGCAGCTTCTTGAACAGAATAGCCTTGGCCCGTCCGCGCGGGTCCGCCGCCTCAGGATCCAGGGAATACGCCGCCAGCTTGCGCCGGTCGAACTTGGCCCGCTCCACGTTGACCAGGGGGGCCTCGGGCACGTGCGGGATGACGTGGCTTGTGGACTGCTTTTCCCATTGCGACAGAGCGGACTTGGTCCCGGTCTCCATCTCTGTTTCCTGCGTGGGCATCGGTGACGCGTAAACGCCGCCCGTTTCCCTCGGGATAACCGGCTCAGGATAGCACCGGCAATTCGGGAACTCCCCCGCATGGCCCGTCATCCTGTCGATCGTGGGCGGGTTGTCCCACTCCACGAACTTGCCTTCCATGGCCCGGTGGCTCTCGCGCGTGTCCCCGTCCCTGGTCGTCCGCCAAATGTACCCTGTCGAACCAACAGACCGGGCGCGGGCCGTGGTCAAGGCGGTTCCAGCCTTGCTGACCTCTGTCCTGGCGATGGTCAAGGCTCGCGACTGATTGACTTCGCCCACGCGTTCGATGCGCTTGGCCAGATCCTCAGCCCTGGACCCGGCCGCCATGTTCTCGCGCACAATGCCGCCCACCTGGTCGGCCGCGCCGATGACCATGGACCGGATCAGGCTGGCGTTCTCCTCGATGCGCTCACGGACGGCATCACCCACCTCTCCCGAAGACAGGAGGGTGCGGACGTCCAGCCCCATGCGCCCAGCCAGGGAGCGCCACGCCTGGTCATTCTTGCGGCGCACGCCCGTCACCATGCTAGCCGCCGCCTGCCTGGCCCACGGGTCGATCACCTCGGCATATTCGCGCAGCGCCTGCTCAGCCTTCTGAGGATCCCGGCGGGCCACCTCGGCAATCTTGGACGCGACAGCGGTCAGCTGCCGGGCATAGCGCTTCGTAGCCACCTTGGACGGCGCAAAAGACGACGAATTGTCAGCGTCGCCCCATCCCCATGACCGCCCCTGGATCGGGCGATCCCACTTACTGCCCGGCACCAGGCCACCCTCCGGCAAGCTCTTCAGGAAGCCGCCCCTCAGGCAGCGGCGGCACCGCGTCTTCTTTCTTGGCCTCTTCGATGTCCCGGTCCGTGATGCCCTCGAATCTGCCTGATGCCCGGCTAGAATCGCGCAGTTCGGCCAGGGCGTGGGCGCGGGTTATGACGCCGCCGGAATACAGCGCGGAAACAGCTTGTGCGTCTGCCGTGGCGATTTGCGAGCGCTCCGTTTCCGTCGGCCGATACAGCGATCGGAAAACGAAGTCGAAGCCGTCAGGCAGGGGCCTGCCCCATATCGATTGGGACAAGATGGCAAAAAGCGCCTCCATCGGCGCGTGCAGGTCATCTTCCTGCTTGGTGCTGATCGTGTCGTAATAGGTCCGAAGGTCGGATTCTCCCGTGCTGAAGCCCTTGGAAGACTGCCCCAAGAGTCGCACCAGGGGAATGCCCGTGGCCCCGGAGATCTGCTCCGAAAAGGCCTGCAGAGCGTCATAGATGCCCGCGAACGTCCAGCCGTGGGTCGTAAACGTATCGTTCTTGTCCAGCAGCGTGATGCCCTCGTTGGACTGCATCTGGCGCACCATGGAGAACATTCTCAGTATGCTTTGTTCTGCCAGCCCCCCGGCGGCCAGACTGGCCCGCAGATCCTCCACGCCAATGACTCGCAGGAAGGAGCGATACAGCATGTTTGCTGATCCATGGGTGGCGCTGTCCAAGGCAAGGATCCGGTCATAGGCACGGTCGACCATGCTCCCGCCCCAATACTGCTCAGAGCGGCGGGCTTCGTCCGGGAGCTCCACGCCCACGAACCGAATGGCCCGGCTATGGTGGATCGTCTGCCCACGCAGCGCCTGGGCGTGCACCCTGTACCCGGCAGGAT